ATTCTGTAATCTCTGTACATTGTGAAGTAATAATACCATTAAAAATACCAGCGTGTCTTATAGGTTCATTAAAACAATATGTTTTATCAACCCTATTATTATCAACTACTTTTGAAATAGTAATAAATTTATTTGCACTTCTCTGATAATTACATTGTTCTATAATCAATCTTTTTGGAGAAAATCCTAATTCTAATAATTTTTGAAGTTGATTTGATGCTATTAATAATCTCCATAATTTTTTACAATCATATTCTTTATATTCATTTGAACCATCATTTTTTGGTAAATATACTTTTCTTTTATCCATATTTAATGAAACAACAGAACTTATACCACATGTTTGCAACATTAATTTTATATTAATAAGAAATTCTTTATGTATACTTGAAATTTGTAGACTCTGATTTTTACTATTTCTAGAAATTGATCCATCTGCATCGCAATAACCTGAAAACCAATCTATTTTACTTTTAATACAATAATTAATGGGAACAAAAAATTTTTCTTCTAATGTTGGAACAAGTGTAACATTTAATTTATTATTTTTTATTTCACCTTTACTAATGTATGATAAATTTTCTAATAATTTAATTTTTTCATAAGAATATGCATTACATAAATTATCATTTCTTAATTCAGAGTTTTCTATTTTTTTATTATGAATATGCCGTTTACAAAATTGTTCATTTTGTGAACATTTAAAACTACATAATCTAATTTTATTATCAGTTATATTTGCATAAGTTCCATCACCACTAAAAAATCCATTACTATAAGCATTTTCCAATACTTTTTCTTTATTATCAATTACAGGATATTCCGATTTAATAATTTTCATACCCTCTTTTAAATCTTTTGCTTCTACTATTTTTACATATTCAGAATCGATAATATCACCTTTTTTATTTTTTTCATATTTAATTTGAATATAAAATTTATGATATTTTGTACATGATAAAATACATCCATCACTTGTATGTACTTCTATTAATTCACTAGATCTACTTGTTTGATATACTGTAGTTTTACTAAAGGTTTTTCCATTCCATACTTCTATCTCTTTATCTTTTAAATCTTCTATTTTTTCTTGACCATTTTTTGTTAATATTAATGTTTCTGGTGCTACACATAAATTACTTGATTTTATTACCCCAAGATTTTTTTGGTTACTTTTATAATTTACAGAATCTTTATATAACATATAAGGTGTACCTGTTTCCATTTGTGAGTCTAAAACTTTAATCCATAAATCTCTAGCATTAATCTGTTTTACATATAGATTTTTAGATTCATAATCTAAATATAATTTTTTATATTCTTCACCATAACAATCGTCTAATCCAGGCGTTTTGTCTGAGCAAAATAGTGACCATTTACTATTAGTATGAACTCTTTCCATAAATAAATCTGAAATCCAAAGAGCGTAGAATAAATCTCGAGCACGCAATTCCTCATCACCGTGATTTTTCTTTAAATCTAAAAATTCTTCAATATCTGGATGATGAGGTTCAATATAGATAGCAAAGCTACCTGCTCTCTTTCCGCCGCCCTGGTCAATGTATCTTGCTGTTTTATTAAATACACCTAACATAGGAATAATTCCATTAGATGTACCATTTGTTCCGCGAATATGACTTCCTGTTCCTCTAACATTATGTATATGTAATCCAATACCACCAGCCCATTTTGAAATATTTGCACACTCTTTCAATGTGTTAAAAATTCCATCTACACTATCACTCTCCATTGCAATTAAAAAACATGAACTTAACTGTGGTCTTGGCGTACCAGCATTAAATAGTGTTGGTGTTGCGTGTGTAAAATATTTTTGTGACATTAAATCATATGTTGTTTTAACTTTTTCTAAATCATTTTCGTGTAAACAAATTGCTACACGTAACCACATATATTGAGGTCTTTCAATAATTTTTTTATTAATATGCATTAAGTAAGCTCTTTCTAAAGTTTTAAAACCAAAATAATCAATTAGATAATCTCGTTTATGATCTACTAAACTATTAAAAAATTCTGTATTTTTATTTACTACACTAATAAATGTTTTGGAAAGTAATGGTACTTCTGAATTATTAACATCTTTAAAATTAAATAATTTATTCATTGCCTCAGAAAATTTATCTGTAGTATTTTTTTGTAAATTTGATACTACTAATGCACTTGCTAGTGTTCCATAATCTGGATGTTTTGTTGATAGTGACGCAGCTTGTTCAGCAGTTAATTCATCAATTTTACTAGTACTTATATTATCATGTAATTGATCAATTACTTTAATTACTAGACCACTATAATTTATTTTTAAATTAAATTCATTCCCTATTTTTTTTACACGATTTAAAATCTTATCAAAAGAAACTGTTTCTGTTTCACCAGACCGTTTAATAACATGCATTTCTTTTATTCCAGTAGTTTCCATTTATTATACATATAAATATAATTTTAAGCATTTTATAAAATTATATTGTAAATTTATTACTTAGTTTTTGTTGTTTTATTTTGTTTTTTTATCTTTTTCAGATTGTATTTTTTAGTTTTTCTATTTTTTTTATATATTTTTCTAGTTTTTTTAGATTTTTTTTTACCACCTCTTTTGACTAGATCATCTGGTCCTTCAACTCTATATATATTTAATCCATCAAATAATTCTTCTAAACTAGTACTAGGAGTTGGCTTTGGAATATCTGGACTAATTATATTTAAAACTATATTAATTCCATCTGGAAAACCTACATCAGAAAATCTTAGTGTTTGTAATGGTTGTTTTAAATCGCGTTTCATAACAGCACCAAATTCTTTAATACTTGTACTATTAACTAATGTTATTTTTGATGGTAACATTTTTGCACTTTGACATTCTATTATACCAGAATGCTTAATATCTCTCTCTATTTTTTCTAATATCTTTTCACTTAATGGTAGAGACTTAGGTATTGTATGACTGTCTGAAAAATTTAAATATTGAGCTATAATTGAACCTATAATACTTAATAAATAACTGCTGTTTATTATTGTATCTAATGATATAAAAGATTGACAGACTTCTAGATATGACATACTAAGAATACCACCTCTAGAACTTTTCAGGTTGCCATTTTCCCATTTTTTTATCACTTCATTTAAATGATATGTATTATAATTAATATAATATATTATACTTTCTAATTCTAAGTCATCTTTTCCTATTGAAAATTTTCCATTTGCTAATTCTTTTGATTTAATTTTTTCACTTATATAGCCAATTGCAGTATAAACATTGAATTTGGTTGCAATTGCAATTTTTTGTTTTTTAACTAACAAATGTTCTATATATTGTTTACACAAATTCCAATTACTATCTTGTAAACCAGGTATATTTCTATCTTCTCTATTAATTAGTTGAGGCATTAATCTATCAATTAAATCTTGTGATATAACTCCAGCTTTTTTTGCATCATAACAATTATTTTTTTGCGATTTTAATGTTTGATCTAAATCAGGTTTATCAACTTCGCACATAACACTACTTTTTACTCTAAATAATGTAAAACCTTGGGAGGTTTCAAGTTCTTTACTTTGGTATACATCACCTTCTAGAGTTTTATATATATCGCTTATATGTTTTAATGCCTCGTCAGAACTCATATACTTAGTATCTGGATCTTTATTTGGTAGTAAATTAAAGTCAAAATCACTATATGAAGTTATCTCTAGTAATTTATATATACTAGCTAATAATTTATCACTATCTAATTTATTTTTTATATGTTCTAATATTTGAAATTTTGTCATTTCACTACCAGTTTTATTTTCTAGCTCTGTTAATATTTGCTGATTTGTAGTGGTTAAATATGTATATAATTCAGTACTATCTCTGTATGTTTGTCTGGTTGCTGCAAAACTAATATTTTGTAAAAGTTTTGCAAATATAGTTATAATATTACCACCACTTACAGTTAATATTAATTTTTGTTGATAATATTGAGAAAAATTATATTCACCAGGAATGTATGGACCTTTTTTATCACCTCCACCATTTAACCAAGATAATAATACTTTAAAAAAATCTTCTAATATATTATCGTCTTCACAATATCTTAAAAATTGTAATCGTAATTTACGTTTAGTAGTTTTATCATCACTTGTTATTTCTCCTATTTCAGATAATTCGCCAATATATTTTGTTAAAGGCAAATATATACCATAATGCATACTGTACCATACTTTTTCTATTCCATATGGGTTATTCATACTTGTTATTGTAATATCTAATAATTCTCCTGATAAATTAGTACTTGTTAATTTATCTGTCATTTATATTTATATTTTATAGATATTATAATTTTTCTACTTGTATTAAACATTTTTTTGGCATAGGATTGGTTTGAATTGTTCTTCGTTTTGGTGCTCTATGTTCATATCCTGTTTCTCTCTCTTTAATAATAATTTCCCAAACTTCTCTAAATTTTGGTAATGCTTGTCTAAACCATAATTTATTACGTAAAACTAATATATTACTTAATTTTTCTAATTTCCAATATATTGTTCTTATCCATTCACTATTTGTATGTTTATTAAACATACTTTCTTCCCAAATTTTATATCGCTCCTCATCTATGTTAATTGGTGCATATTCATAAAATGTATTACCATTATTATTAAATAATAACATAATACCTTTTTGTTTATTATCTTCTGTCATCGTAAATGTGCCATCATTCATAAAATCTTCATAATTATGATATTCAAGAAATTGTGTCTCTAAAAAGTCACATTCATTTAAATCGCAGGTTTCCATTTGAACCTGCATTTGTATCCAGTATTCCATTTTTGGAATACCATTAATTTCTCGATTAACAACATTTTTAATTTCTAACATACGTGCAAAACGAGAATTATTCTCATCTATATTAATACCATCTGGCGACGCACCTATAAATGGATATTTCGGATGTTTAATACATCCAAAATCTTCTATTTTAGTATTATATAAGTTTTCATATAATTCAATAGATACTGGCTCATATTTTTGACCCCAATGGAGCGGCGAATCTAGAGAAGGACTTTTAAATAGTGTAAATGGTTTACATTTTTCATATATAATGTTATTAATATTTGATTGAGTACTTAATATTTTCCATATAGAACTTGCGGTTAATAAATTATGACGAAATTGATACCATTCATCAGTTCTCTGTTGAGGCTGTGGAATACTTCTTAAATATTCTACTTTAGTTTTTAAATTTGAAATATGTGTTTTACATTTAATATTTCTAATAAAACTATCTTTATAAGATCTATATGGTATAATTTTTTTCCAAGAATTTTTTGTAGTTTTTTTAATAATTTTTTTTAATTTTTTCTTCATGATTTCTTTATCTGTTTTATCATAAACGTGTGATAGATTAATCTTAATATTATCATATATATATCTAGTTAATTCTTTGTCAAAACATGCATTGCTTAATGAAAGAATATTATTATCTACATATTCTTTAAATAAATCAAAACACATTTCTTTTATAAGTTTAAAATCACTTTTTGTAAATATTACATCTGATTCTAATGTTTTTTTTATATTTTCATATATTGTTACATTATCAATATCCATTATATCTTATATAATTAATTTATATTTACTATCAATTTTTAAATAAATTAATTATTAGATCGATTTATTGACGCCTCTGATTCTGGAGATTTGGGTCGTTTACTAGATTTATTTTTCTTTTTTCTTGTAGGACCTAATGACTTAAGTGCTGATGGCTGTGACTGTTTTCTTAATGTAAATTTTCTTGTAGCGTTATTAAAATGTAATGTTGGTATATTTTCTAATACTCCTGACTCTTTTGTATAAATAACATCTTTATTACGTTGTAAAGCTTTTTTATCTAAATTTTGACTTAAATATGTTTTAAGAGATTCACTCTCTTCTCGTGTTAGTTTATGTTCAGGAGTTATTTTTTTTATATATTCATTTATTTTATTCATTTTTGCAGATTTATCTAATCTATTCCAAGATTCACGTTTACTTTTTTCATTTTCTGTATCTAAAATTAAGTCTAAATTATCAATGTCTCTAATTACAGAATTTAATGTTTTTTTACTACCACTTAAAAGCATTGTCTTGTATTTAATATTTCTAAGTTCTTGACATTCTTCACTCATTATACTATAACTTATAATTATAAGTTTAACCTATTTTAAATATAATTTATATTTATAAATTACATGAACATTGATAATATAAAATCTATCATAAAGCAAGGCAAAATATTAATTGAAGAGAAAATAGATAATTTAAATGGTAATGATCATAAACCTACAGAATATTGGTATTTAGTATTACAAAATATTGAACAATATGTCGTACTATATGAATATGATAATAATTATAATTTATATAAAAATTATCTTAACTGGTTTATTAATGAATGGCCTCCTAGAATAAATAAAAAACAAAGATTAATGTATCCAAAAAAATGGAATCCTCCTGAAATCTTTTTATAAGATATATGTTATAATATTATATAATATAACAATATAATGAAAAGTATTGAGATATCAGGTAAAAGACAAAAAGATAAAATAGATAAAGCAAATGATCCTACCAATAAAAACATTGTAGCGTTACGTCATTGTATGAAAAATATATCATCAGAATTTTTTGAATATAATATTCAAAAAAAATTAATAAATCAACTCTATTTGGAAGAAGATAATATTGAATATCGTACTGAGTTATTGAGAGAAATAGATAAAAAAATAAGTAGTTATAAAACACAAGATATTAATAAAAATAAATATGACGGTAATAATATCACCAGAGAAGAAACTATTGAAAAACTTGTTGCTAGTAAATTAAAATGTTATTATTGTAATCAAAATGTGTTATTATTTTATAACAAAGTTCGAGATATGGAACAATGGACCTTAGACAGAATTAATAACAGTATAAATCATACTAATAGTAATGTTATTATTGCTTGTCTAAAATGTAACTTACAAAGAAGATGTCAAAATAAAGATAAATTTTTATTTACAAAACAATTAAAAATTGTGAAAGAGTAATTAATAGTTCCATTCACTAAAATATTTTACATCATCTATAGTTAAAAATGGATTAAATATATTAATAATAAATCGAAATGTTTTTGGAATAGAATAAGTGGTTTTACACATTGGATGTCTTAGTCTACAAAATATACCATCTATATTTGTATATCCTAATCTACTTGTTATTATAGGTATATTTGTAGTATCTAGTAATAATTGTCTTAATTTATCTATTGTATCTGGTTTTTCTATTATACATTTACCAGTATAAGTTGATGTTATTATATTTATATTATAATCAGTAATTGGTATATTTATAATATTGTCTATAAATTTCTCTCTTATTTCATAAATTTTTCCTGTCTTATTTTTATAAAAATTTTTCATTCCCAACACAGTATCATATATATATTCTTTATTATTTGGAGGAATACTTGCTATAACAGATAAACATCCTGACGAATAACAATATATTTTATCTGAATTTGTTACTATATCTGTTTTGTTATAAAAATACCAAAATCCTGAGAATCCGCCACCTCTAAACATTATGCAATTATCACTATTTAAATTTATAATGCTTAGCAAAATTAATAATAATTTCATGATAATAAATTATTATTTTATTTTTAAAATATAATTGATTATAATTTATATTTTAAAGTATAATTAAAATGCGAGTATTTAAACGAGTATATTGTACATTAGTACAAAAACAACAGGTAACAATTAGTAAAGTTCCAGATATTATATCTTTACCGCTAGTTCAATATATTCCAACATTTGATTATATTTATATTCCACCATTACAAGTTGCATATGGTTAAATTACCACAAATATATATGACTTAATATTTTAGGAGTATAATAACCTCTACTTTTTCTTTCTTCATACTCAATAGCTTTTTTACGATTTTTTATTCCTCTACTAAATCTACTATAATATCTCTCTTGTCGGCGTTTATCAGAATGATCTAAATTTTTATAAAGTTTTAATGGTGTTCTATCTTTAAATTGTTGATAGCCTAATTGCCCAAAATTTATTTTTCTAGTTTTACCTGTTTTAATATTTTTTACTTTTGCTGTATACTTTTTATTTTGTGTTTTTGATTTTTCTATTTTAATAATTTTTTCTCTCATAGGACCACCCATATAACCTCCTGCACTTTGTGGTTTATATGGTGTATTCATACAATTATCTATACATATTTTATTTGTTGCACCACAACAGTCTCTACAACCACTTATTCCATCAGGCCCAGCATTTTGACAATTACCTCCTCTGTATATTTTTCTAGTTTTATTATGCATATATATTTTAGTTATATTATATATTAAATAAAATATTTTGCCATTTGTATATTTTTTTCCACAAATCCAAATTTTACATAAAATGTTTTCAATTCTTCTTTACAATTTAAAATTATTTTATAATGAGTATGACTAGATAATTTATCTAGACAAAAATTTATTAATTCTCTTGCTATTCCTTTTCCTGTATATTCTTTATCAACAACTAAATCTTCTATATGAGCAACACATGAACCATTATGTATTAATTTTTGTTCAATAAATAGAGTTATTATTCCTACCACTTTATCATCTTTAATGTAAACATAGATGTTATGATTATCTTTTAAGGTAAAAATTATTTTTTCAAATCTATTTTGATCCATTACTGTACAACTAGTTAATTGCGAAAGTAAATTCAAAATTTCTTCTCTTTTATGAGAGAATAATTTAATATCATAGATATTTGAATTAGACATTTATTATATAGTTAGTTTTATATAATAAATTTAAATATATTTTAATCTATTATATATATATTTATTAATGAATGTTATAATTTGGACTAGTGGAGAGAAATTTAATAAAACTAAACGTGAAGATAAACCTATACTAAATGATAAAAATGAAATTATTAATAATATCCCTTTACGCAGTGAAACTACTAGACGAGGTGATAAAATTAATCCAGAAAAATATCAGCAATTTATTGATGATCGTCCTATGCTTGTACAAACTTGTCAAAATCCTTTTTTATCTAAAGATTTTAAAGATGTTATTAATGACCAAGAAAAATTTTTAATACCTAAAGACTCTTTTAATGAAAAGACGTAATTTATTACGTGAATTATTTGAAATACCGTGCATTATTAATTCTTGACAAAATTTAAATAATAGTAATAAGATAATAACTAAGTATCTATATTTAAAATTTAATAAATCTGTATAATCTTTGTAAAAATATTTTAAAGTAAAAATTATTAAAACTAAGAATGAATTAATATCTGGAAATAATAAAAAGACTTTTCTATTTCTTATTAATAAATATATTATAGTTCCTATTATTCTATATATGTAAAAAAATAGTATTATTGATAAATCTTTACTATTTACCAAATTATTACTATAAATATAATATATTATTAGTGTTATTGTAATACTATCAGATATTTTATCATATATATGATAAAATTTATGTTTACACATATTTTTACTATTATAAAAATTATATTTACTATGTGAAAATATACCATGATTAGGTTGACAAAACTCTAATAGATCAGCTATTGGCCATGCTAAAACTAATTTTAATAATGTAGGTAAATTTGTATAAAATAATATAAATATAACTACTATTGTTCGGATTAAAGAAAATATACTTAATCTCAGAACATCATTCATTTATATAGATAAAATATTTTTTTTTCCACTTATAATTACTTCACCTATTTTATCAGTTTTTGTTAATCGTTTTAATGAAGTATAAATTATTTTTAAATTTTTTAGATATTTATATTTACTATTTTCTTTACATAAATTTGCTCCAAAATTTAAAAAATCATCTATATTATTTTCTGATAGATTTTTTATCTCATCTAATGTGCTATACATTATAACATATGATGAGGGAAAACTATTTAGATGAAACCATATATATTCGCTATTTATCATTTTACTACTATCTAATAGATCAAAATTTTCTTGAGCATTTTGACCAATATAAAATTTAATATTATTATATTCTACACATTTCATCGACTATTTATCTAATTAAAATAGTTTTTATTTACTATTTTAATTAGATAAATAATGATTTAAAAGAGAAGACTTAATTACTAAATTAATAATGACTTATACTAAACAAAATGATTTATTATTAAATCGTCTTCTTGAATATTATAAAGGTGATAATTATAATAATATGAATATAATGCTAAGCATTATAAATGGTAATTCTAGAATATCACTAAGAATTGTTGATTGGTTTGCAACTAACTATGCAAAAAAACACTATACTATATATAGTTTAGATAGTAAAGAAAATAGGTTTAAAGTATATAATGATTATAAACTTAATTTAAAAGCTTATTCTAAAAAACGTTTTGATCCATTTTGTAGATGGGATCGTATTACTATTCCATATCAAGATAATAAATATATACAAACTACTATCGGACAACTTAATTTTTTCAAATGGGCTATTCAAAATGGTGTTGTCAAATATATTGAAGATAATTATGCAGATATTGAATCTGATATGAATATTAGAAATAGTAGTGCTAAGAAAAAAACTACTATGCAAGGAGGCAAAACTAGAAAAAAGAGAGAAGAATTATCAATATCTGCTACTAAAAGTATAAAGCGCGAAGAAGTTGAAATTACTATTGAATTTAATTAAAAATTAAAAATTGAAAATTTTTATTATCTTATACTAAAAGTAATAGTATGTTATTGAAATATATAAGATATCTTTATTATAAATATTTTTGCACTAGTCTAGAAGCATGTGTTATAGAGAGAATTAATTCTAATGAAACTTTTGTAATATATTTATCTGATAATGATAGCGATATTGATGATAAAGCATAAAAATATACAGAATATATAATAGAATTTTTTACATAATTTATAAATTTGTAAAATAATTTAAAATTATTTTGTTGTAATATTAATATAATGTTTAGTATTGTAAATTTTCTTATTTTAGGATTTCAATTATTTAATCCTTCAGTCAAATTAAGTTCTGGTAAAGATTTATCACTTGTTGGCAGTGGCCCTCCAGTTATTTTTTCATCTGGACTATTTAATACAATGCCTAGATTTTTGTACAATGATCTTGTTAATAAATTAAAACATAATGTTACAATTGTTACTATTACTGATTTCTCTCCTTTATCTAAATCAGATATTAATGATATCGCTAATACATTAAATGTAAATCAAGTTTCTTATATATCACATTCATCATTTAAACCAGAAGTATTAGAATCAGATAAAATAAATAAGGCCATTCTAATTGATCCAATATGTTTACCACAAGTAAATGTAGGTACATTTAGTCAAATTGATGTGGATCGTGTAAACATTGATGTTAAATTCCCAGTAATGATTTTTAAAGCTGAAAAATTATATAAAGGACTTAAAACACTTCCAGAATGGCAGGATCCAGAAATTAATGGTATTGTATATAGTGAAGTAGTAGAAAATGTAGGACACCCTGATTTATTAGATGATGTATGGGCTGATGTAGCAAAAAGTTTAGGGTTCTGGGAAACAACCCAAGGTGATAAAATAGACTTTAAAGATTGGAAATTTATTAAAAACAATAATGTTAAAGATATTAGAAAAAATTATAGAGATTATGTTGCTGAAAAAAGTCTTGATTTTATTAATAATGATTGTAGTATTTTAGTTGTTAGTGAAATTGGTAATGATGATGATGATAAAAAATATATTGACGAATTAGAGAGTGAAAATATTGAGCTTGAATAATTTTATAATTATTTATGTATAAATATAAAATTAAATAAATATGATAAATTAATGGGTAATAAAATATCTACAATGTCTACAATATCATTTAATTTATATAATTTTGAAAAAGTTCAAAATGCTATTAAAAATAATGATATTATAATAAATACATTATCGGATAATGAACAAGACTGTTTAATTGCAGGAACTACTAATATTAAAGAAGAAGTTACTATACTTAATGACTGTCTTAAAAATAAAAAAGATGCTCTTATTATTATATATGGTAAAAATAGTAATGATATTACTGCTATTACTAAATATAATCAGCTTATAGGATTGGGTTTTAATAATGTTGCTATCTATTTAGGTGGTATTTTTGAATGGTTATTACTGCAAGATATATATGGTTGTGATAATTTTTCTACAACTTCAAAACAGATCGATATCTTAAAATATAGATAAATTTATATTTATTCCCAAGGTATTATATCATTTTTATAATGTAAATTATTTTTTAAATAATGTAAAAATAACCAAATTTGGTATCTCTTTTCATCTAGTGTATCATATTCATCATTTATCTTTTCTAATTCCGATCCTACATATTTATTATATCTAGGATGTCCTCCTTCATGCACTAAAGTATTTGGATCTAGATTTAATTCTTTAACTCCTAATCTAGTTGGCATAATAAGAATATTTCTTGAACAGTTAACATCAAAATATATTTCTCTAATTAATTTGTGATTTCTAAATTGTCGTGGAATACAGTGATGATCTTGAACTAAATATCTAATGTTTGATAAATCTTTGAATCTTCTTCTCTCTTCACTACCATAATTAAATTTATCATGCTCATTATGAGAAAATAGTGGTGGAGTAAATCTAGTATTTAATATAACTGGATAATGATCTATTCTTTCTATAATATTACTAGTAAGTAATCCACATAAACAATTTAGAAACCGCATTTATATATATTAATTATAAAAATTGATATAATATAAATAATATATTATATATTATATCAATGAAAAAACTACTAGCGTTTATGATACTATCTCATTTTTGTTATACTGGATTATGCTATACCCAAGATATTCTAGATGATATAGAATTTATTGAAAATAAAATTTATACTAATTTTATTTTAAATTATTCACCATCACCATCACCTTCTCCTTCTCCTTCTCCACCATTTAAAATTTCTAATCTTATTGATATCTTACTAATACAACAAAATCAATAACAATTTAACATTTCCATCTTGCATTACATTTAATACAAGTAACAAATGTTGTCATAGGTTCATCAGCACTCCTTGTTTGTAACTGATAATATGTGCACTGTGTAAATGCAGTAGTATCAATAGCTCTTTTCTCTTGTTTTGCTTTTTTTCTTTCAATATCCATACATTTAAGACATTCAAAATCAGATGTTGACGCTTCTAACTTTGGTGTATATTTATTATTATTTTTAATTTTAATATCTTCAATTAATTGATTCCATTTATCTGGTAACATTTCTTGATGTGTCATGAATGCTAATTCATGTGGTTTTATTTTTTTTTCTGTAATTAATGATTTTATATTACTATTCTTAAGATTATTATATACGGTTCTATATTTATTAACATATAGTTGATTAAAATAACTATTATTCCATTTTTTTACAATATTTTTTTTGTCTGATTCTAATAGAGTAAAATTATAAATACCTTTTTCTAAATTATCACCATATTTCATATTATCTAAAATATCACCTAATAACATTTTCACGTTTGTTCTAAATATATCGGGATTACTAATAAGAATCATTATTATTAATATTATAAATTATAATTCTAATTCAATTTTTAATATTAATAAAAATTTATTGTTCTTCTTCGCTAGAATAAATATAGTCTTCTAATTTTAATTCGGAATCTACTTCTGAAGTATCACCAGATACACTATCTTCATCACTACTTTCTTCACTACTATCGTTATCTGAGTCATTTATTACAACTTTACTATTATTTTCTTGTTTAGTATTAACTAATTCATCTAACATATTTACTGTTAAATCAATGTAATTATCAGTTTTTAACAGTAGTGCTGATGTACCATACAATTGTAAACTATCTTTAAATGGAAAAATATAGCTATTTTTCATATTTGCCTTACCATTATTTCGACTCCATAATTCCAGATTTCCTTTACTTGAATTATATTCAAAAATATTACAAAAACCATCAGGTTTTCGTAAACCACATTTTTTATATAAATTATCTATATTATCTAGTTTTTCTTCAGAAAAATTTCCTTCTTTACTAATTTTAATAAATGTTACCATGTTAGAATTACTTATTAAAATTAGTTTAAATAGTTTATTTTATACAATATAAGATGAAAATTTATATACCAAATTGTGATATTAATACTAATAAACTAATGAATTATTGTAAATATAACAATGAATTTAAAATAGTTTATTCTGATGATGGTATTTTTAAAATAAATTACAATAATATTTATAGATTAAATATAACTGATAAACCTATAGAAACTATATCTATTAATGGAGCAAAATTATACATAGATAAAAGTATAATATCTATGTCTGATAATATTACTACTATTCCACATAAACATAAATTAATAGATATTAATGAAATTAAATATAAAGAAACAGAAAAATCTGAAATATCACTAATTATACAGTATAGTAAAAATAAAATAATAGATACATTTTTTTTACTTAATACTGAGATAATTGATAATAATATTATTAATGATTTGAGTAATTATCTTAAAATAATTTATTAAATATAAATTTAAATATATTAAGTATAATCTATATATGTCATTAGAAGATAAATTTCATACTACAACTAATAATAATAATAATAGATTAATTGCTCGATTTGAGATTAACAATCTTTATATAGAAAAAATGATAGATAATATTAAATCTGATAGATTTAATAGTGTATTAAATTTAATTTCAAAATATAATAATTATTCACAAATATATACATCAGATGATGTTTTAAATTGTAAACATCCTGATATTACTATTAATATTAATAATAACAGTATTGAATTTTATATTGAACATAGTAAGATAGGCGGTTGTATTTTAGTAAAAATGATAGAATCTATAATTAATTCAAAATCTCGAATCATTCCTAAAACAAATTTTTTTAAAGGAATTTTATATACATTATTTGATATTAAAACTATTTATAGTTTCAATAATACACCTGATAATCCAATATATAATGATAATTTATCACATTATACAAAAAAATATAATATTGCTGATAATTTTAATATATCTAGATTAACACAAACATATTATGCTTTATTCATGGATGCAATTACTGCATTAGATAAGCCAACAATAAAAATAGCATTAAGTATACCATTTGAACATGATAATATTATTAATAATGTTGGTACAATTATAATTGATTTTAACAAAAATATGAATATAGATATTCTGGATAATTTATTAAAAAATAATATTCATTTAGCATATGTTACAAATCTATTTAATATTTATGGAAATAATTTAACAAGTTTATTAAATATTGATAATTATAAAGCTAGATCTAAATTAGATATTGTATGTAGTACATTAATATCCGACAATACAGCTATTCCGGGTAATTTTAGTTTACAACCTACTAGAAATATAGTTGAAGGTGCTTATATTTCTCTATATATACGACTATTAGGTAGTCGTAATATAAAAGAGGCTACTGCTTATGCGGCTGTAACTACAAATAATTCTAAACAAAAATGGACTAATTTAAAATTTATAAAATATAAATAAATCTCGTTATAAAATATATTAAACAATATAAAATTATATATATTAATGTTTTATGATATTACTTTATGGATTATTACATCTTTAATACTAATTATTTTAATACATTATTTATTTAATTTTTTTAAAGATACTTTGACTACGCCAAAAGTTAAAGATTTGGTAGAACAACCATTGATGCGTTATAAAAATATTGAAAAAATTACTAATGATATTGAACCACAAGATATAATCGGAACTACTAAAATTGATGAAATAGTTGATGAAAAAATTACTACAACCAGCAATGAGAATGATATGAAAAATGAACTAAAAAATTTTTTTAATGAATTAAAAGAACAAAATAGTGTTAATACTGTTAATAATAATTTTGGTAATAGTTTTGATCAAAAATTATATAGTGAAATCAGATAATTTTTTATAATTAAAATAAAATTTATTATTGAAAACTGATTAAAGATATAAAATATATATATATATTATGCGAGATAAATACTATTACATTAATCGTCTTCCTGAATTAAAACTTTCTTATGATAATATTTTACATAAAAAAGTTTATGCTGATCTGTTTGCATTAATACCTGTTGGTATTAAAGTATTAGCATGGTTTACTTATGATAATAATAATAATATATGTATTTTATTACATCTAAATAAATATAATAATATTACTAATGTTGAAATAATTACTGTTTGTTATGATAAAACTTTATCCTATGGAACTATTATTTATGGAACTTACTTTAAATATAACAATCAAAATTTTATTAGTTGTGAAAATATATACTATTTTAAAGGAGCTAATGTTGAAGATAAAAGTTTTAAAGATAAATTTCAACTGTTTAATGATATATTTAATAACTATTTACAACAAAAAGCTTATAATAAAAATTTTGTAATATTTGGTTTACCTTATATTAATAATAATTTACATAATACTTTATCTAATATTAAAAATATACCTTACCCTATTTATTCTATTGCATTTTATAAATATGACTACAATACTAATTGTGGAATATTAATTAATAAACATAATAATAATACTGAAAATATCTTTAAAATTAAAGCTAATATCGAACAAGATATATATACTTTATATTGTAAAGGTAATAATAAAGATGATTTTTATGGATATGCAGGTATATTTGACTATAAAACAAGTGTAATGATGAATCGATTATTTCGTACTATTAAAGAAAACCATAATTTAGATTTACTTGAAATGAGTGATAATGAAGAAGAGTTTGAAAATATTTCTGATGATAAATTTGTTAATGTTAAAAAAATCGTTTATATGAAATGTATATATAATAAAAAATTTAAAAAATGGCAACCAATTGAATCAGTTAATTATGGTGAAAAATTACTCAATAAACGTGAAATTCAAAATTTAGAATTAAAATAAAATATGTTATTTTAATAATTATATAATATTTATATTATATAATGGATACATCTAATATTCCTAAATTGATTTTTATAGTTCCATATAGAAATAGAGCACCACATTTAATTCATTTTAAAGTATATATGAAATATATACTAAGTGAAATATCTGAAAATGATTATGAAATATATTTTATTCATCAAGCTGATACTAAACCATTTAATAGAGGTGCTATGAAAAATATTGGGTTTTTAGTTGTAAAAAACAAATATCCTAACCATTACAAAAATATAACACTAATTTTTAATGATATAGATAATATGCCTTGTGAAAAAAATTTATTAGATTATAAAACATCTAACGGTATAGTAAAACATTTTTTTGGGTTTGAATGGACTCTAGGAGGGATTATATCTATTACAGGAGCTGATTTTGAAAAAATAAATGGATTTCCAAATTATTGGGCTTGGGGACAAGAAGATAATGATATACATGATCGAGTTAAAAAAAATAATATTAAAATTGATAGATCTCAGTTTTATAAATTTGGTGATACTAGAATTATTAATATTAAAAATGATGCCAATAGAACTTTAAGTAAAGAACAGATTTTTAGATCAGGACCTAAAAATAACGAAGGTTTAAGTGATATCAAAAATCTAAAATATAATTTTGAAAAAGATATGGTAAATATAACAAATTTTACTACTCGAATTAACCCATTAAACGATCATTATTATGAATTTGATCCTACTAAAGAAAATCGCCCTATAGTTGATTTAAGATATAAACCAGCTAATGCTATTAATTCGCCTACTGAGTTAGCTAAATGGGGTTTGCCAACGCATGGTGTAAACTACTCTAAAAGTAGAGGAATTGGTATGAAATTATTTTAATATTTTATATTAATATAAAATATATGCTGACAAATCTCCCATTAGATATATTTTTTGTGATATTTAATTATTTTGACAATGTTAATAATATTATAAATGTAATTAAAATTAATAAATATTTTTATCAGAACATAGATGACAATTATTTCAGGTTGTGGGGGATTAATCACTATGGTATAGATTTTTGGATTAAGGCTAACCAGAGATCTAAATCTATTTCTAAACCACTTAAATCTATGAAACTTGAATTATTACGATTAGAAACATTTGTAAAACGTCTGAAAGTACTTAATATAACTTGGTCAAATAAAGACTTTTATGATTTTTGGAATATGCTAGAAGAATTAAAAAATAAAAATATAAAATCTACAAAAAATTATATACATCCAACTATATTTACTCAACAGTAACTACCTTAGCTAGATTTCTAGGCTTATCTGGATTTATCTCTCTTGAAATAGATAAATTATAAGCAATTAATTGTAATGTTGTAACAAATAATATTTCTTCATAATAATTAATATTTGGGATAATTATTTTATTTTTAAATAAATCTAAATTAATATCAGTCAATACACAACAATTTGTATCTCTAGCAGTTATTTCATGATATGTAGAAATTAGTTTTTCTTTATTATTACTTGTTACTAATAATAATACTATTGTTTTATTATCTAATAATGCAAAAGGACCGTGTTTTAAAGAACCTGCTGAATATGCCTCTGCGTGTATATAAGATATTTCTTTTATTTTTAATGCTCCCTCTTTTGCAACTGAAAATAATTTATCCGATCCTAATATAAACATATTTTCAATATTTTTTCTTTTTATTTCATTTACTAAATTTACACACTCTTGATTTATTAAATTACTGTTTAATAAATTTGATACTACATCAGGAATATTTCTCAAATTATTAATTATTAAATTATTATTAGATTTAAACCACATTCCTATTAGTGAGAGAACAACAAGCATAGATGTATATGATTTAGTTGATGCTACTGCTTTTTCTACTCCAGCATTTAAATAAACACCACAATCTACCATTTTTGCTATCATAGAATCTACCACATTTACTACTCCTAATGTTATACAATCAACTTTTTTACAAATTTCTAATGTATTTATTAAATCACGAGTTTCACCTGATTGACTACAAATAATAAATAATGTTTTACCATTTTTTGGTATATCTAATTCTGAAAATTCTGATGCATCATATGCACCTACTATATTAAATTGTCTATTATTACCTATATAATATTTAAATTGCATAGCAGCATGATAACTTGTACCACAACCTAAAACTATTATATTATCTATTTTTTTCTTATATTGATCTAAATAATTTAACCCACCTAATACAATATTATTATCTTTAATTCTAGCACCATTATTTAAAGCCCTATTTATTGATTTTGGCTGTTCATTTATTTCTTTTAATGTCCAATGTTTATATGGGTCTGGTGTAATTTCATAATTTATATTATCTATCTTACTAATTTTATATTTTTTATCTGTTACATAACCTTTTTTACTTATTGTTATTATATCATTATTATCTAAAACAATGTAATTATTTACTAATCCTATAAATCCCGAAATTTCAGAACAACAGATTATTTCATTCTCATTCTCTCCTAATAACAATGGAGATCCCTGTCGTGTAATATATATTTTATCAAACTCTTCTGTATTTATTATTCCTAGTGCCCAAGTACCTTCTAATTTTTTGTTAGCATTTGTTATCGCTTGATATATATTTTTTGTACTAATGTATTCATATTCTATTAAGTTAGATATAACTTCTGTGTCAGTTTCTGACTGAAATGTATACCCCTCACAAATTAATTTATCTTTTAATATATTATAATTTGTAATTATACCATTATGTACTAATATTATTTTTTTTTTCATAGATATATGCGGATGAGCATTTATATTATTTGTAGGTCCATGTGTTGCCCATCTTGTATGTCCAATTGCTATACTACTTTGCAGATTTAAAATTTTATCTTCTAACAGTTTTAAACCATCTTCTCTATTTGAGGAGGCATATTTTTCTATTTTCCAATTAACTTTATTATCATTTTGTAAATATGATATTCCAACCGAATCATAACCTCTATTTTGAATATTATTTAAACTATTTATTATATTTTTAATAATATTTTTGTCATTTTTAGAGAGAAAAATAGTAATACCACACATTAATATTATTAATAACTAGTAATTTATATTTAATATTTAAATTTTATTATTTTTTACTCTATATTTATCTAAATGTTTAAATCTATGTTTACGCCAATGTCTTTGAATACAATTTGCATATTTCTCTATTTTGTTAATTGGACTTAATCCTCGCTCAATATCATAATTTTCATCAATTATTATATTTAACTCTTCTTGTAGTGTTTTACAATATGGACAACGCTGATATATATCATTAATATCCAATAAATAATTTCTTTCACATTTTTTACACGTTTTAGGTGTCATTTTTTTATTTGATATATTCGATCTATTTGGTGGTGGGCTAGTTCCTCTATATGGAATTGGTCTTTCGATACAATTATGATGTGCTGAAATGTTGATACATTTTTTATTATTTAGAAAATCCTGTTTTTTATTATCATCTGTATTATTACTACTCGAATCATCATTCAGATTTATTTGTTTATAATTTGATTTTATAGGATTTAAACGAAAATTATTTAATGTTGTTTGGCTTAATATATCTAATTCATTATTTCTTTTTAATAAAATTTTTGCACGTTTAATATCATTATTTGCTATACGTTTCATATATTTTGCATAATCTGTATCTAACAATTGTCTCTCTATATTTGTATTACTTTCTAAATATTCTGTATATATATCTCTCGTAAATCTATCATTTATTTTAGTAAATTCTGTTACTGTTTTACAAAAAAACAACTCTTCTTTTACCTCTTTTAATTTTGCTATCGTTATAATACACTTTTCTGTTGCTCTTGTTATATTTTCTATCTTTTCTTCATATTTATTAAATTTAATTATTGCTGCTATTAATGAAACTAAACTACTAATTAATAATGGTGAAAATTTTAAAAAATTTTCTACTGTTTTATTCTCTAAATTTTCTAAATTAAAACTATTCATTAATGCTTCTATTAATGTTAAAAAAGTTGCTAAATAAATTATTGATATACTATATCTTTTAAACCAAAATCTTACATCCTCAAATTTATAGTTAACAAAACGCATTCGCTCATCTAATCTTTCTATTTTATTTTGAACATGTTTACTAAACTCATTTATTTCTGATGTTAAATCAAATCTTATTATATCATGCATTCCAGTTTCTGTTATTGTCTCTTTATCTTTACTCTTCATAATTAAATATGATATTTTAAAAACCATCATCATCAAAATCAAATGCATCACTACCACCATTATTATCTTTTTTCGCCATTGCATATTCTCCTACTCTTTTTTCAAAAAAATTTGTTTTTCCCTCAATACTAATCATTTCCATAAAATCAAATGGATTACTTGAATTATATATTTTATTATTTCCTAATTGAACCGCCAATCTATCTGCTACAAATTCAATATATTGTGACATTAATTTACTATTCATACCTATTAAATTACACGGTAATGCTTCACAAATAAACTCTTTCTCTATTTCTACTGCATTTGTTATTATTTCTTCGATTTTTTGATTATCTAGTCGATTTTGTAATTTACTATATAATAATACTGCAAACTCTGTATGTAATGCCTCATCTCTTGAAATTAATTCATTTGAGAACGTTAATCCAGGCATTAATCCTCGTTTTTTTATCCAAAAAATTGCACAGAATGCTCCTGAAAAAAATATACCTTCTACGCAAGCAAATGCCACTAGTCGCGTCGCAAAATTTGATTTTTTATCTCCTATCCATTTTAATGCCCAATCAGCTTTTTTTTTTATACAAGAAAAATTTTCTAAAGCATTAAATAGCTTATTTTTTTCATTTGAATCACTTATATATGTTTCTATTAATTGACTATACATAATTGAATGTATATTTTCCATTGCAATTTGAAATCCATAAAACGCTTTAGCCTCTGCTATTTGCACTTCTGCCATAAATCTTAAACCTAAATTTTCTAATACAATTCCATCACTTGCTGCAAAAAATGCTAATATCATAGAAATAAAATATTTTTCATCATTTGATAATGATAACCAATGCGATAAATCTTTTGATAAATCAACTTCTTGTGCTCTCCAAAAACAATCCTCAGCTTTTTTATACATTTCCCATATATCTTGGTCTTGGATTGGAAACATTACAAACCGACTATCGTCTGATGTTAGTATAGGTTCGTTATCATTACTATTCATTCTAAATAATATATACTATAGATTTTAATATCTTTTAATAATTTATATAAAAAATATATTATTATATTTTAATATGAATTCAAATGTATCAACTAGTGATTCTCGCACAAAAAAAATTAATGATCAAATCGATAAAATAAATAAAAATTTAGCATCTACATATGAAAATCTTTTAACTACGCAACAAGATCATGAACTTCTCTCTTTATACAAAAATTATTTTTCAAATATTAATCAACTACAAAATGAACAAATTAATATGTTAAATAATATTATTAAATATTTAGAACAAATTAAAGATTCTCAAAATTTATCTCTCGAACACAAAAATAATATAGACAATGACATTATTCAAGTAAAACAAGAACTTGATAAATTTAACACATAATTTACATACAAAAAAATAATAATCTCATTTTATTATATATGGCATCTAAACGTTATTCACGTAAAAAAAAAGGCGGTAATAAATGGAATTGTAGTTGCACGCCGACATGGTCACCTTCTACTAAAAAAATTGTTACTGTTCCCGCTAAAAATGTTGCTGCTACAAAAATACAAAGTGCTGTGCGTCAAAGACAGGCTGCTCAAAAACTTAAAACTCTTAAATCTAAAAAAAAATCTTCTGTACCAGAAAGTACACCAGCTGGGCTTAAATCTGCATTAGCTATACAAACAGCTGCAATGTCTCCTCAATCAAAAGGTATGAAAGCTCTAATGGCTAAACCAGGTATGACAGAAGAAAAAGCAAAAGCTATATTATCTAAACAAAGTAAGAAAAAAGAGATTGCTACAAAAATTCTGTCA